AGAATAAACTGTGTCTTTTGTACCCCAAAGAGCCATGTTTTTTACCTACGAAATTTTCTTTTCTAGAGATATTTATACATTTTAAAGATACGCCTTAGATATATTAGTAGCAAAGCCTATGACTGTAGTACCAGCTGCCAATACTGCGGCCGCTCCTATTACCCATTTCTCTACAACCTTTAATCTTTCTCGCAGCTCATCTTGTTTCTCTTCTAATCTTTCAATTTTTAATTGCATCACAGCCAGTCTCGTTTCCTGTGTAGCATCCAAATCTAAATCAGCCATGTTATTTAATTATAACTGTATTATATATCAATACTCTCTGTGATCCGTCATATAATGTTCACGCAATGTTCCACTCATTAGAGTTTCACTGATCTCACCTGCTGGTGTTGTAACGGTAGGTGTTACAAAACTATTCTTCTTACCAAATTCTAATGGTGGTGTATGAGGATTAGGCATCTCTCTTACCATTTCAATGACTTGATCCCTTATCTCCATCAACTCATGATAACACTCTTGATTGTGAGCACACCCTCTCAATTTACTGTCAGGTTTATAAACAGATTCAAGGAATAAGGTTTTGCCTCTTTCCCATTTTTCTTGTTTAGTTTCGGTCATTCCGCAAATAGTTATTTCAATTATATATTATATCACATCATCTCATATTTTGCAGGTCTTTTACCTGATTTAATTTCTTGATCTCTTTCTAAATCATATAACTTTTTCATCATCTCTTGTTTCTTTTCAATGTCATCCAATTTCTTTTGAACGTCTTTTAACTCAGACTCTATCGATCTGTCAGTCATTTAAGTTTTAAAATGCTTCTCTCAAACCTCCCCACAAAAGAAGAGAGCAGTAGGTTGTTGATTTGAGTAAAAGTATTTATATACCTTCTATCTTTAAATCTTGTCTCCAGTCAGATGCATTTAATGGTTCTGGTTTAATAAGATCAACAGTTTCATACTCAGTTGCCACATAATTATCTTTCCAATTCTCAGTGTTCACCTGCTCTTTCATGTCAGGATTAACCTTTACTTTATTCTTACCCTTCATTATATCAATGATCTTATCAAGTTTTTCCTCTGGCATTTTCTTATCAATTTCGTTTAAAAATTCTTCTTTCATTGGAGGTTTTGGTGGGGTAAATTTCTTTTTTGGTTTTGATGATTGAGTTTTTGCTTTTAAAACTTCACCTTGTGTCTTATCAACCATCCTTTGGGCAGCCTTTGCTTTCATTGCTGCTCTATCTCTTTGATTTCCACCATCAATTCTACTCTTCAATCTTCTTGCACTAGCAGCAGCACCAACCACACCTTTAGCAACATTAACACCTGCCTTTGCTACATTTGCTGCTAACTTTCCTGTTGCAGTAACAGATCCCTCATCCTTCCCAATACGACTCATACTAGAGAATTTTGGTTTATACTTAGCAAATTTATCACCAAGTGTAGGATTCTGCTTTCTTAACTTCTGTGCTTCCTTTGATCTTTGAGTTAGATTCTGTCTTCTTGCTTTAAGTTTTGCTCTCAATGATGCAGCAGTCTTTTCACGTTTTTCCTTAGTTCTCTTTGCTGCTTCCTTTGCTGCCTCTCTTCTTCTCTCCTTATCAGTATCTTGTGCTTCCTTTTTCTTAGCAGATTGTTCTACCTTATCTGCTGCCTTAGATGCATCACGAGCCTTTAATAAGGATGTAATGTCATCAGGATCAATCCCACCTTCAGATAAATTTTTAGAATCTCTATTCATGGAATTAAATTACTACAAAGACTATTTATATTGACCACTTACAGCAATACCTTTTTCAGACCCTGCAGTCATCTTTCTTGCATACTTAAATAAACCTCTTGTTCCTACAAGAGTATTAGGATGTTTCTTATCTCTCATAAGTCTATCCATCTTCACTTCAGTATACTCTACTAAATCCTTTAACCAAGATTTAAACATAACATTATTCTCAGTAACACAAATCAAATAACTTGTACCTCTGCGAATGATCTTACCAACTAATCCAGTATTTAAGTTCTCTACAATATCACCCAATCTGAATATCTTACCTGAAAGATAAGTTTCTCTAAGAGTTTCTTGATCAAGTTTAGGGGCAATCTGCCACAACTCAGCAACTTCTTTTTCCTTACCCTTGCTCTTGACACCCATTGCAGAACGAACAGCATTATAAATCTCACGCTTCTCCATATTCTTCAATGAGTCTGGAAGACCCTTTGCAAATGATTCAAAGTTATCTTCAGAAGCAAATGATCTCATTTTAGATGCTGACATTCCAGTTACATCTTCTGCATCTGGATCTCTTGCACCACCAGATACAACAATTATCTCATTAAAGTTATAAAGATCCGATCCATTATATTTCTGTGCTAGTCCTTGGAATTCTGATAAACGATCCTGTCCTACTACAATAGTAACATTAGCATATTGATCACCATACGCAGATATTAATGCATCAAATATAGTCTTAGTATCAGAATCATTAATAATGTTCTCTTCAAAATCAGGGAACATCTTCTTCATAAAATGAATCTTAACACCAGGATCTAATGGATTCTTCTTAGCATCTTGTGTTCTACTTGGATATATCTTTAGATCATATCCTTGCTTGTTGGCCTCTGCTGATGCAGATTGCAATAACTTTTGATGTCCTACTGTTGGTGGATTAAATCTACCAAACACAATAACAACACCTGATGATCCTTCTCCAGTTTCATCGACAGGTGCTTTTCCCTTCTTTCCTTCTGGTTCTACTTTCTTTGTAGTCTGTTGTGATGCTACTTGAGCAGCAGGTTTTCTATTCTTTGTTTCTACTTCCTTCCCTTTCCTTCTAGATGCACCTTCTTCTTCAGGTTTCTTGGCACCTTTACCATAAAATTTTAATTTTCCTTTCTCAGTTTTAGCAGCAAAGTTACCTTTTGCATCATACCACCCACCATGACCGTCACCAACAAGTCCAAGCAACTTTGCCTGTCTTGAAGCTGAGGTCTCAGTTGCTTCTCTTAAAAAATTACTAAAACTCTTCATGTCGTGAAGAAAATATGTACACCACTATAAATTTATTTATCCCACTTCTTTTTTAGGTTAAAATTAGCATAAGAGAACTGATGACGATTAACTAACTTATAAGTTCCATATTTGTTACTCAATACAAAACCTTCATGATCTGATTTCTTATCATCAAGAAAACAATCTATAGTTTCTTTAGAATCTATTCCTTCCATAATCATGTTCTTAATTTCAATAATAAAATTATAGAGTTGGAATAAACTCTTATCGAACTTAGTTTCCTTTGCAAGTTTTGCAGCATCAAGTGGAAGACCCATACGAATGTAACTATTAATATAAGTCTTTAACTGTCTACCCTTCTCCTCTGTAGGAAACTTAACCCACTGAGCAGCAACACGAGCAGCAGCAATGTATAATCCTATTCTATAGTTACGAGATTTAAACTCTGCACTAGTATCCAAAAACTTAACTTCTTCAGAAGCAATTGGTTCACAACCATATAAAGCACACATATCTTTCAAAACTTCACCTTCATATGTTGTATGTGCAGCAACTATTATATCTTCCTCTACAACATCATCAAACTTATATGTAATTGTATTAGGAGTATATTCTTTTCCTCCACCATATCCTATGAAATCCCCCTGATAAACACCCTCAACTCTTGATAACTTTTCAAGACATATATGCAATATGGATGCTACTGCTGGTTTGTCACCGTGATTAACTTCAATATCATAATGAGTATAATTAATTTTTACTCTGACTTTATTGAATACACTCTTTGTACCAACAAAGAATTTACCATTGTCAGGATTAATACCCCATACAATTGCAGGAGCACCATCATACTTGACAGTTACTTTACTTTTTTGCTGTTCTAGAGAGTCTAGAACATTATATAATCCTGCACGACCTTCGTTAAGGATAGCGTCTTCAGGATGTTCGAGGTGTCTGTTTTTCATACATGTATTATAACATTAAAAAAGGGGTCAGACGACCCCTAGTGGACAGTTATTTTTTTGGTTTCTTCGTATCCATTATTGCACCATCACCATGCTTAGCTTTAATCTTTGCCTTTACGATGTCAAGTGCAGTAGCACCCTTGCCGTACTTCTTCTCTGCTTCCTTTTGATAAACAGTTTTACCTTTGATCTTTTGATTGTCTGGTGTACGTTTTGAACTACCTGCTCTACGATCAGAACCATCATGTCCTATACCGTACTTTACAAGTCTGTCATCTCGCATACGATCATAACCTTCTTCACCTATAATATCTTTTCTCCAATATTTAACAAGACGGTCATCTAATATACCGTAAAGATCAGTTCTCCAATCAGAAAAACTTTCCTTCTTATAAGTAGGAACCTTTGCTCCTTTCTTACCTCTTCTTGCCTTGTGCTCTTCTCTGCGTTTCTCAATTGTTTTACCCCTTTTATTTTCAGGATCAAACATTGCTGGTTCTACAGTATCAGGCCCAGAATGTCTCCAGTTTCTG